CGGAACACCTACAAGCGACTACCATCGCTTGTAAAGAGCCTTCCCGCGGAGCAGGCCGGTTGCCCCCGCACACGTTGTCTTACGTGCGCGGTAGCAGCCGCCCGACACCGTGGAGGCGAAAAGTCTCCGGGCCAGCAAGTTTGGAAAGCTTGCTGGTCCGCTTTGGTTCTTTCTGGCTGGGATAGCCTTCGTGTGGGCTGGTTCCTTCACTCTTGGTACTGCGCTACCCGACCGCGAGGTTGGCTCTGGCAGGCAGAGAGAGTGAAGGCCTTGGCCCACGCCGTAAGATGGTCTGCTCTGAGGTCCGAAGGGGAGGCACCGATCGTGCACGGCATCCGTCAGGATGTCGTCCGATCCCTGTGCTCCCTTGCCTCTCGCAGACCATCTGACGGCTTCGCTTTCTCCCGTGTTTCTCGAGCGTTGCCGGAACCGCCTGTGGAGGCGGTCGGTCCGGCACTCGAGGCCGCACGGAAGATTGCGGAACGAGACTATCCCACACCGGACTGGGCACGTGCTTCTCTCGCTCGCTTCGTCTATGAGCCTAGGCGCACAGATGAGCGAGCTATGAGAATACCACGTGCCCTCCCTCGGACTCAAGCCAGCTGCTTCGAGTGGCCTGCCACTCGAGGCGGCGTTGATGGCTACCTCCGACATCTTGGAACGGGTGCAGAGGCGGCGAACTCCTCTTGGAAGGAGTTGACCGTGCACGCTCAAGACTCGCTGGGACGCTTCGCTCTGAAGAGGGCGAAGGTGGTCCTGCGGCCGAACCAAGGTGTCGCTGAAGACCTCGATGAGGCATATCGCTGCGCAGGGTTCCTCCTCTTGCGGGAGGCGCGTCGTGTAAACGGCACGCCCCCTCGTTCGAGGGCGGACGCCCTGCGGGCCCCCGGAATGAAGGTTCGGGTTGTCGGCGTTCCAGACGCCTTGACCTTCATCGAGGGGAGCTGGGTCCGTGAGAGTGCCCACCTTCTGGCTCCTGGCCATTGGGTGGTCTCCACGGGCCCCAGCGCATGCCCATCGGGTCTTCAGTACCGCGTCGGGACTAAGTTCCACTCCGTCGATCTCTCCAAGGCGACCGACGGGCTTAGTCACGGTGCGATACAGGTAGTCATCAGCGGGCTCGCTCACCGCGGCCTCATCCGTCCTGCGGATGTGGCAATGGCGGAGAGGAGCCTTGGCTTGAGGCCGGCCACGGTCTGGACGTTCAAGGACGTCGAGATCGTGGCTCGGAGGGGCAGTCCGATGGGCACGCCTCTTTCCTTCATTGTTCTCTCTTGGATCAACGCCTGGGCCAGCCAGGCGTTCGCGACAGCCCGACACCACGGGGACGATCTGGTGGGTCGCGCGCCGACTCGTGATGCGGATCACGAGTTGCGTGACTACCAGATCGCCGTACGTGCGGTCGGCGCCGAGCTGAATACGAGCAAGACTTTCACATCGTCGTCCTGGACGATGTGTGAGGTCCTTGCTGTTCCAAGAGTAACTTCGAAGGACGGAATGGTTGTGATTGCCACCCCTCCCTTGCCTGCGCCGGGCCTGAAGGCCCCGGTCGTAGCTGACTACCGGTGTGGAAACCGGTATCTCAAGCGTCAGGAGAGAGTGATGGTCACACTCTTCCCATGGATCCTTCGCTCTGCACAGCTTCACCTTCCGGCGGAACTGGGCGGGCTGGGATACTTGGGAAGAGGCCTTGCCGTGGGGAGCGGTCTTCGCGCGCGACTTGGCGCCCTGGTCTCTCGGGACCCGGACGTCGGTCGCTTGGCAGGCGCTCTCCTCGGTAAGGCACCATTCCGTGAGGCGGGCCTCTACCCCCGTCCCTTGATCCGCTCTGTCCATCCGAAGGAGTTTTGGGCAGCCAAACGAGTCGTAGACTCGTACGGCCCCTTGACCTCGGAGGAGGGAGAGCGGGTCCCCCTCTCGTCCCTTGTCATCTTCGAGTCGATGCTGGTTGAAGACCAGCTCCGACTTTCTCAGGGTGACAAGATCAAGAGGGTTCGGGACGGGGGTAGACCAGAAAGAACCAAAGCCGGTTCCGTCTTCCGTGCGCTCAAGGTCCGGCCTGCTAAGCCTCTTACGAGGTTCGGTGGGCTCGCGTCCTTGCGCGCATGGATCTCCAAGGTTAAGGCCTTGGAGGTGACGGTTCCGGCAGACATAGCCTCTGAGATTCGGGATCGAATCCCA